CAGCGTCAGCGATAGTGCGGTTTCGTTCCGCTTACTGATATACCCAGCAGGCAAAGCCTCGTTCAGCATGTCCCAGGCTATCTCTTTTGCAGCCTTGTAGGTCGGAGCTACATACCAGCAGTTCCTGTTCTTGCCTTCTAGGGCAGCACGAAGAAGCTCATGGGTAGACAGAAACGTCTTCCCAAATCGTCTACCAGCGACCACCGCCCTAAACCGTGAGTCACTGAAGAAGATGTCATCTTGTGGCCTAGTGAGCTTCACCCGCCCTCTCGATAATGATCGGCGGCAAGTCTTGGGCCTCTGTCTCTGGCTGATCTGCTTGCCCCAGCCAATTCTTTCCAAGCCACACAAGCATGGTCGTATTGCCATCCATTGCAGCCGTGTATTGCTTGCGTCGTAGGCTCATTCGCCCGTGACTGGCCTTTTTCCTGAAATACTCCGCAAAACTACAGTCGTATTCACGCTGACATGCTCGGTTTAATGTGTCGTAGCTCACACCCAAGATTGCGGCCTGCTCCTCTCCCGTACAGTGAATAGCGCACATTTTGTCGACTTGATCCCAGTCTATGATTATGCGCGGTCTAGCCATGAGCATCTTTTGTTTGGAGCGCTGAGGTCGGATTTGCACCGCCCTCTCCCACTTGGATAGTGGGTGTGTCGCTATCTACACTTCCAGCGCGTTTTGGGTATGGCTGCGATCGTTCTTGCAGCTTCGTTTTTGTCTGTTTGTTCAATGGCATTAAATAACGATGCTTTCCTGTGGTTATAAACTCTTCGGCATTTGGGTCTAGGTGCTTTCTCACCTCAGACAATGTTTGACGCACCCCTCTACTGTGGACAGTTTTTTTGTGAGTTTTTCGACCATTGATAATATACCCACTTACCATTCCAACATTATGCCTTCCGTCATATATCCAGTTCCCTGCTTGATATATGCCGCCGTGATGATCTTGGTCACAATCTGAGTAGCTGACCACTAGCTGAAGCGCTGGAAATTTGCCTTTTAACAACCTTAAAGCTATAGCTACAATTCTGGAAACTGGTGTTTCATGTTTACGCAATGCAATTCTCGCCAGTTCACATCCCTGGTCTTGGCGCAAATCAAATGGCGACAGCATACTTTTGTTTGCACCTCTAGCAAAAATAACTACACCAATAAAATTATCATTCTCCCAAGCACCGACCTTGACCAATTTTCCTGCTGGAATTGACTTGCTATAGTGCCAGTTCTGGCACGCAAATTTTGCGGCTTTATAAGAGGCCCAATCTATCTTTAATTCAACAGGCATAGATCGACCGCATCCTTTCGCCGAACTTTTGTTTTGCGATCAAAGTCGCTTCAGGTAAATCAAGACCATCCATGTTAATCATCGTCAAACTTCTGTCATCTAACACCACCCTATACTTGGCGATCAAGGTGCCTTCAGTTTTATTATCGAATCGGGCTAATATGTTTTTGTTTCTTTGTTCGTTATCCAACATTGTTTGCTCTCATATCGAATTCTTTCCCGCAGTGCGGACAATCTATCCATTTAGGGTCTAATTCATCCAGTTTGCCTTGCTCATCTTCTGACGCTGGCTCGAACGCTACATCTTGCGTTATCACTTGCAATTCTTCTGCATCGAAGCCCGTTAAATCAACGTCTATCTCAAGTTCCTTCAGGCGCTCAATCTCCACCCCTAACAGGTCGTAATCCCACCCCCCGTTCTCGGTAAGTTTGTTGTCTGCTATCACATACGCCTTGCGCTGCGCTTCCGTCAGTCCCTCAAGGGTTATCGTGGGCACCAACCCCATACCCAACTTTTGCGCCGCTGCTAACCTGCCGTGGCCTGCGATGATTCCATTATGCTCATCCAGCAGGATCGGGTTGTTAAACCCAAACTCCTTAATGCTCGCCGCTACCTGCGCAACCTGCTGATCGCTGTGAGTGCGTGGATTGTTTGCGTATGGAATAACGTCCGTTGTGGCGATATATGCCACCTCAAGATTCTGATTCATTGATTATCCGATTTATGGCTTGCGCCGAAGTAGAAAGAAACGACCGCTGATACCACCCCTCCCAAGTATCCCAGGACAAGGTTTATCACCGCTTCTGAGTTGGCATCTGGCGGTTGAACGGTAACAAGGGTCACATACCCACCGAAAAACAGGAAGGCTAGCAAGGCCAGAACCTTTGGCGTCCAGTCACCACTCTTTCTGGCGTCTTGGATGTCGGCAGTCTCAAGCTCGAAGATATCCACCTCTAACTCTGCAAGACGGGTTTTGTAGGCAAGATCGGCTTTCTTGATCTCGGCTAGCTGTTCGGGTGAGGCTTCACTGAGCGCCTTCTGAACGGCTTGTGGCTCTGCTGGCACCCCAAGTACCTGTGCGAGTATTTTCCCCGCTCCGGCCCCTACTGGGCCTCCTATGGCACTTCCTAGCGTCGGTGCTACTGCGCCCACTAAACCTTTGATCGCGTCCCACTTCATACCTCAGCCCTCACACCCGTTATTTTCAGGGTCATTCGTTCTTCATGCCCGTTGAATATCTCCATCAACCTTTGCAGCGTCTTCTTGGAGTTATAAACAGCAGGCTCTAGCGCATCTGACACAAAGCGATCCCCAACACCGATACAGCCCTCCACGTCGTGTGGGAAATTTGCAACATGAAGGAGGATAAACGTGCGGTCTGGCACATCCATCACCTGAATGACGTCTTTGAACCGCGTCCCGCTAAATGGCTGACAGGCATACGTCCCTTCGGGAATGCAGGACACGTTTGGTTGGTTATCCTTCCACGGTCTTTCCACTGTGTAGCACGACCAGTCGCCAATACTTAGCTTTCCAAGCGTTCCACTGTCTAGGTATGCAAATCGTTGCAATAAAGCCATTTGCGATCCTTGTTTCGGTGTTCATTATGTGCTAGGTGGGAATTATACCCGTCTTTTTTACAAAAAAGGCAACTTTTTCGCCCTCCCCCCTGTTGTATGTGTAAACCTTTGGTGTACAATAACCCCATCAACAACGAGGAACGGACATGCTAACAATCAACTTCAACATCTTGGAAAATGGCATCATCAAGTCAAACGACGGAGAGGTTCTTGCCTACTTTGACCGTAACGCCAAGATGCTACACGTCAATTGCGACCGAAGAATCTACGAATGCGCCAGCGATGAACTGGCTGGCGACATTCTCGCCATTTGCTTGAAAGCCTGTGGAGAGGCCGCGTAAGCGGCCCAAGGGGATACCATGAAACTACGCTATCCACTCGCCCTGCTCTTGATCGTCGGCTTCTTTGCTGCCGGCCAGAACGACTACGAGAACGAAGTGATGGAGGAACGGCAGTACGTCGAGCGCGTCTGCGACGGAGTCCACAAGGACTATCTCAATCTGCGGCCTTCTTGCTAACCAGCCAGATATTCTCCCTTTCCTGACCCTCTGGCATCTCCGCTGGAGGGTTCGGGTCTGGCTCTTCTTCGTAGAGGTCTGAGACGATGACTGTCACCTGACAGTTGTTGGGTAGATCCTCAATCAGAACTGTCGGCACCAAACCTCTCCTCTATAAAGCGCTCGCGCTGAACCAAGGTCGCCAAGTCACGGCAGGCTTCCTCAAGTAGTTGGATGTCTTTTGTGACCCCGTATTCCGTAATCAAGTGAACCACCCGCCCACTCAGGTAGTTGAGTTGGTTGGCGATGATGTATTCTGTGGCGTCTATTTCACGCATCATTCGTAATCTACTCGGTGGATCTCGCCGCGCCACTCGTATTCAGCTGGCTTGTGAACTTTGACGAACTCTGGCGTCAGTAGGAAGTTATCACGAACAGTTAGAACAACACAGCCTGACACCCAGTTCTTAGGGGTGTCCTCCGCATAGTCGAATGTCGGCTGGTGCGGATCGGCCATTGTCCCACACTGAACGCCATAGCGGTGCGAGTTGTAATCAGACCAACTCTTGCATTCCATCTGATGAGTGTGGCCCGTGACCATGTGAACGCCAGATTTGAGGGCGTTGTTGTAGCCTGCGTGAACCCCGCCATTGAACCTATGCTTTATCATGATCGGCTTTTCTGCGCCCTCTACCCATAGGGACATGCAAAACGTCCAGCTAGGAAAATGGTCTTTCAGGCTGAACCCTGGGACTCCCTGGAACATTGCCGCATTCTGCGCCAGTGACATATCAAAGCGCTGGTCATGGTTGCCCATTGTCCAGAACCGCTCCGCGTTAGGCGCTGCCTTCTCAATCTCTGAAAGCCTCTGCGTCACAGTGCTTAGCTCTTGTTCTACCGTTGGCTTTTCCTCCCACCCCAGTGGGGCGTGGCGGCTGATGCTCGCGCCATCCATCAGATCACCATTCAAGACGATGACATCTGGCTGGAGTTGCTTGGCTAATTCAACAAAGGCAAGGTGGGCAGTGGTTACGGTGTTGGCCTCATAGTGAGCGTCTGAACCGATCAAGAAGGTTTTGTCTTTCTTGATGGTGAGCGTCTGACGAACTGCCTTTCTC